GGATATGCCACTACTCCAGAGTCTATGAAAACGGCTTTGTTGAAGATGGTAGGTGATTTGTACGAATACAGAGAATCAAGTGTTGAAAGCTCTAAGCCTTCAGCTAACTTAACAACGGCTTACGAATTAATGAAACCTTACAAAAGGGTAAGTATTATCTTCTAATGATAGGACAATTAAGAAATAGGATTACATTTAATACTAAAACAAGCGTTTCTGATAGTGCAGGAGGGTTTGTGAATACTTTAGTACCATACTACACTTGCTGGGCTGAATTGGTCACTAATACCAATTCTAGGACTAATATAACAAGCAAGGATAGTATTAACGATGGAGCTACATTTAGGATCAGATATACAACAGGCAAGACATTTACTAATGCTCTTGTAATAACTTGGAAGTCAAGGACTTATATGATTAACTCTATTATCAATGAAGCCGACTTGAATCAATATTATTTAATAGGTTGTGCAACACTTAAGTAATGGCAAAGTTTGGAGTAAAGATATATGGTGCTGATGCGATAATCAAGAGGCTTGAGGCATCTCCTCAAAAGATGATGGAAGAGTCTAAGCTTATTATTGATGCAGCGGTTATAGAAATAGCAGCCAAGGCAAAGCAACAAGTAGCAGTAAAAACAGGAGCTTTAAAGGCTTCTATTAGACACGCTAAATATCAACCAGGCAAAGGAGCTAGTGTAAGTGCAGGTAATACGAATGTAAGATATGCTCCTTATGTGGAGTTTGGAACAGGAACAAGATTTCAGATACCTGTTTACCCAAATGTAAACATGGCTGATTTAGAAGCATACGCTTTAACATTCAAAAAATCAAAGAAGGTAATAGGTGTTCCATACAGGCCATATATGTTTAGTGCTTATAGCGAAGTCTTTACATCTATGATTAAGAAATTGAAGTCTGTTAAGATATAAATATATTTCATTAAATTTGTACCAAAATGAAGGATTGCGGATATACATTAAGGAAAGCTTATTTCGATAAGTTTATCTCGGCTTCCTACTCATTAGCTGCTTATGATACCATAGCACCTGACACAGTAGAACCGCCTTTTTTGATTATAAGCAGTCAGACACAAGTGGACAATAGTAATAAACAAAGCTTTGCTTATAATGTTACTATCCAATTTGACATAGTTTATAGGACTTTTAAAGCAGGAGAAGTAGGACAGAAAACTGTTGATACTTATGCAAATGAGTTATTAGAAATAGTAGGTGTTAGACCACCAAGCTACCCTAGTACTGCACCTGACTTTAAAATAGTGACTTCTAAGATTAGTAGTAATATTGCTACCTTTGACTATGTGGATGAGGCTTATGTGTTTAGAAGGGTAATAACAATGGAACATTTCGTGAATCAATTAACATAAAAGAAAAATAAAATAAAATGGCAACAACAAGTGTATTTAACGGAACTTCATTAGTGGTTCTAATTGGAACTGAAGTAATAGCATTTGCAACTTCATGTTCTTTAAGCATTGCTATCGATGCTCCTGATGCTTCTACTAAACAAAGTTTAGGATGGGCTGATGAGATTGGTGGACAAAAGTCTTGGTCTTTAACAACTGATGGATTGGCTACAGTAGTACCTAGTGCAGTTGCTAATTACATAAGCACAACTGAATTAACTAATTTTGCTATTCTTAGACAACCAGTTACAGTTAAGTTTACTACAATAAATAATGACACATCTCCAACTCCAGGTGTAACTCCAGTTCCAGGTGATACTATTTATTCAGGTCAAGCATTTATCGAGAGTGTAGATATGACTGCTGATATGGAGAACCCAGTTACTTACTCAGTTTCTTTTAAAGGAACAGGAGCATTGACTATCGGTACTAACTAAGCAAACAAACCAAAAAACCAAACATATGAGAGGACAATTTGAACTAACTCTTTCCGATGGAAAGAAGATACCGATGCGTTTTTGTACTTGGAGTCTTAAAAGATTCTGTCAATTACAAGGAATAGGGCCTTCTGACATAGGAGAGGCTTTAAGTGGTAAAGATACACTTGATGCTATTGTTAACTTACTGAAATCGGCTGCTGAATACCCATTATATTCTCAAGGGATCACTCCAACCTTTACTGAAATGGAAGTGTGTGATTGGATAGATGATATTGGTGGAATGGGGGGTAAAAAGTTTCAAGAAATAATGACTGCACTTTCAGACAGTATGAATAGCAATATAGAAGATAAGCCAACAAAGTCAAGTAAAAAGGATGAAGTAAAAAAAAATTAGAGTGGATTGACATAGAAAGATATACAATGGGGGAGTGCAAAGTGCTTCCCCATTTGTTTTGGGAGATGACCATGGCTGAATTAGATTTTGTGTGGTATGGATATAGGCATCAAGAAGAACAAGAATGGGTTAGAACTAGATGGCAGACAACATTACTAATAAACATTCAATTACCAAAAGGTAAGAAAGTTAAGCCACAAGAGCTTATTGAATTAGACTGCGATACTCGTAACTTTGTGAAGCAAAGGGTAATGACAGAAGATGAGCTTAAACAAGTTTTAGAAAAATATAAAATCGCTAAACCGATAAGATAATGGCAGATAATCAAATGGTTAAAATAGTCTTTGACTTTGATCTAGGAAATGTTCCTGCATCAGCAAAGAAGCTTAGCCAATATTTAAAGGATAATAACTTAGATTTAAAGTTTACTAAGAAGAGTGTAGATGATTTAGCTGCAAGTATGAATCAATTAGCTACCGCACAAACACAAGCAGCACAAGCAGCAGCATCGGCAGGGAACTCTGTTAAAAAATCTAATATGCAATGGACTAATCTTGCATTAGTTATTCAGGATTTGCCTTATGGTTTTAGAGGTATTCAAAATAACTTACCTGCATTAATGGGTGGTATAGCAGGAATGGCAGGGCCATTATATTTAGTTGGTTCAGCAGTTATTGCTTTATTTACTGCATGGGATGCAGGTTTATTTAAAACAAAAAATGCTACAAATGCTTTAAATGAAGCTCAAAAGGAATATAATGAAACTCTTAAATCATCAATGGGTTCGGCAGGTGAAGAGATAGCTAAAATGAACGCATTAGTATCTATTGCAAAGAATCAAGAGATTTCAATGCAAAAAAGATTAAAAGCGGTTAAAAGCTTACAAGACGAATATCCTTCATATTTTGGCAATTTAGATAAAGAAAAAATACTTAATGGGGATGTTTCTAAAGCTACAGATGGTGTAAAAACAGCAATAATTGAAAGAGCAAAAGCAACCGCAGTAGCAAGTAAAATAAATAAATTAGCTGCTGAAAAGTTTGCAAAAGATGAAGAGCTTTATCAACTAGCACTACAAAAAACTGCAAGAGTTCAAGCGGCAGTAAACTTTGTAAGACAATTCCCATCATCTGCAAAACATTTAAAAGGATTAATTGATGCTAGTGTTAGCGGAATAAGGGATCAAGAAAATGCCATAAAATCATTTGTAGATTCAATAGATAGAGAATTAAATAGACTACAAAAGATATATACAAGTGCTGAAACGACTGCCATTGATTTAGGTGATACTGGTGATGATAAAAAAAATAAAGGAGCTGCCGCTGCAAAGAAAAAATTAGAAAATGCTAAAAAAGAAGCAGATAAATTGGCTCTTTATGTGGCTAAAAGATTAGCAGCATCTGGTGGAGAAACAAAATATATAGCAGAGCCTGAAGTAGATCCGTCAAACGCAGCAAAGGCATTTAGAGATAAGATGGCTTATGAAAAGAAAGCATCAAAAGACAGAGTTGCTTTTTTAAGGGAACAATACCAATTAGAAGTAAGTGAAGCGGAAGGTAGTTTTGATAAAATAAAGTTAGCTGAAGAGAATATGCGGATGGCATTAGATAAAGGCTTTATGGATGGAAGTGTAAAACTATCTGAATACATAGATGCAATATTAGAGCTTAGGAAAAAATCAAATGAAACAGTATTAGCTGAAACAAAAGCAGTTACGGCAGAATTGCTTAAAATGGGCATTGGCTTAATGAACGCATTAGGCCCTGCTTTAGATATGTTATTAGAAAAGGGAGCAAGTATAGGAGATGTATTATCAAGAGCATTTGAGGATATAATTAAAAAGTTAATTAAGGTAGCTATAGCAGCAGCTATTGCAGTTGCCATTATATCATTATTACCAGGAGGTCAAGGCAAACTAGCTAAAGCTGGTGGTGCAATGAAAATGTTTGGTAACCTAGTTGGCGGTGGTATGGGGCTAGGTTCTCAGTTATTCGCTAATGGTGGTATAGTTAGTGGGCCTACAATGGGATTAATGGGTGAGTATCCAGGTGCTAAAACAAACCCTGAGGTAGTTGCTCCATTAGATAAGCTTAAGTCAATGATTGGAAGCGGTAGCGGAAGTGGAGAGTTTGTATTAAGAGGCAATGATTTAATTTTGGCTATACAAAGGTCTAATTCATCATTAAAACTTAGAAGAGGATAATGGCATACGGACAAAAATATTCAGTATTATTTGCAACAAGAGCAAACAAAGATGTAGAGCTTAAGATATGGCAAGATGCCTACACAGGTGCTATTATAGACCTTCAAGGGGTTGATGTCAACTTACAGTATATCCCAAATTCTGATGATCCGTATGAGCCTATAATAGCCTCACAATTAGGAGTGACTATTGACTTTACTGATGACTTATCTGACATTATAAACTTTACTAATATCGATGATAGATTTACATATGTTGAAATGTATGTAAACTCTGTTATAGAATGGGTTGGTTTTGTGATAAATGATGATGTTCAGATATCTTATTCTACAGGTAGAAAGATAGCAGCGTTTAATGCTACAGATGGGTTAGGTATGCTTAAGGATATAAAGTTTGTATCAGAAAATGCAAATTATGGTGTAAATGATATAATACTCCTAAAGGATATTTTTAGGGCTTGTTTTAATAGTATTGGGTTTAAGAATGATAGGAATTATATAACAATGTGTTCTTATTATTCAGTTGGTATGTACACTAGAGCTACTCAGTTATATGCAGATCCGTTTGACCAAGCTTGTTTAAATTATAGGTCACTTTTAGAAGATGAATACAATTATACTAATTGCTTAGATATTATTTCTAATATAGCAAGTTCTTTTGGTTGTAGAATATTTCAAGCTAAAGCTAAATGGTGGATAGTTGCTATAAATGAATTTGCAACTATTAACGCTTATTATTCAGAATATGCTTCTACGGGACTTAGGGTAAATAATGGGGATGGTAATATAATAAACACATCTTCTATTATTCAGCCATATGTGGGCAATACATCAGGATTATATTTTATTGACAATAGTCAACTTAAGGTAATAAAGAAAGGGTTTTATAAAATTATAGCAGAAGGTAGTGTAGAAATTGCTGATAATTATCTTCCAAATGGTGACTTAAAAGATAATAATGGAACAGAGGCTACATATTGGACAAGGGCATCAACTGGAGATGGAAGTTGTACATTGCAAACAAATCTTACTTTCGATTCTTTCTTTTTTGAATTAAATGCCCCATCAGGTGGCCCAGCAGGAACTGCATCGGTAACATTAGATGCTAATTCTAATCCTTATGTAACAACAGGGGATTCGTTACAATTAAATATTTTAACAGGTGCACCATCTCAAGCTACGGCTATAGGCTTTATAGATATTACAATAAACACAGGCTCTTTAATATATTATTTAAACAATAATGCTGAATGGCAAACAACTGCTACATCATATACTGTTTTTAATCCTAAAACAAGTGGGGCATCAGAGGACTTTGTATTAGACTTAAAAACGGCAATATTCCCAGGCTCTGGTTCTCTTAGCTTTGCATATAGAATATCTGAAGGAATTAGCATTGTAACATTAACAAACTTTGTATTAAAAGTAAAGTCACTTATTTCTGCCTATGACCTTACAGGAACATTAGTTGAAACTGATCAATATACAAAAACAATAAGCTTACCTTATGGTAGTGGTGGCGGTGACTCTTTTTATCCTTCAGCAAAAGGCTCTCTTGTACTAACGGATAAATCTATTGCATCAGGTTGGTATAGATATGGGTTTGATCCATCAGGTGAGTTTTTTACATTAGCTGAATTAATCGTTCAGCAATATGTAAATACATACGCATTAAACATAATAAATGTGGATTGCAGTTTAAGTGAGTTTTATACCTCAAATACCAACCATAGAACACTAAACGCATCAAAGCTTATTTTTGCAACAGATACAGATCCTGCAAGTATAAACATTAGCTCAAAATCTTATATGTTAGGTAATGCTACAATATCGTACCCATCCAATACGGCAAGTGCTACATTGTTACAGATATCTAATACAGAAATTGAGTGCACAAGAGTAAATAAATACATTCCTCAAACAAGTATATTTTAATTATGGCATCAGTAATAAACGGAACGAATATAGTCTTATACGAATATGATAGCAACGCTATCTATTACTTTAATGGAGGTACTGCACAAGGCACTTTTGATAGTATTGTGTGTAAGGAATTAAGCAGAAGCCAAGTAGCAGGTACTTCAGTTGACTTTAATAAAACAGGAGCAGGTACAATAGCTTCGTTTATTACGGATGCTCTTGATCCTGGTGTTACAACCATACCAGCAGGTACTTGGACTTTTAGTGCTTATTATTCTATTTTAACTGCCTTTGCAGGTGCTCAAGTTCAGTACGAACTATATAAATATAACGGTAGTGTTGCGACCTTATTGTTCACATCGGCAGCAACCACTCTTACAGCCCTACCAAAGACCTTATATTCTACGGCAATGACAGTCACTCAAACGACTATAGCTGCCACAGATAGGCTTCTAATTAAGGTTATTTACGCAGGTACAACTACTAACCAAATTACCCTTTATACTCAATCAAGCAACCCAGCTCAAGTAACTACAACTATACCACTAGGAACTCCAATGGGAGCTTCTACAAGTTGCTCATTTGAGGCATCTACTGAACAAGTAGAAGTAACCTCTCAGACATCAGCTTGGTTTAGGGAGTTTAAAAACGACATTACTTCGTGGACAGTTAATTGTGATGGGTTTATAGCCTTAAGTGGTTACTCCTATCTTGCTTTAATGCAGAAGCAATTAGATAGGGCTTCAATAGATGTTAGATTCTCTATAGACAATGACAATGCAGACGCTAGTGGTACTTACGGCTACTCGATAGTAAGCGGAACGGCTAACATTACATCAATTAGCTTAAGTGCTCCTGTAGAGGGTGCATCTACTTATTCATTGGCATTACAAGGAACAGGTGCTTATGCAATAACAGGAACTCAAGTTATAGACGGAGGTTCTACAATATCAACTTCAAGCGTGAATAGTTTTTCTTATACGGCAGCAGGTGGTGAAACAAGTGTAACATTCGCAGGTGCAATCGGAGCTACTTGTATATCAGTTACAAGAGGTGGTGTAGAAGTTAGAGCGATAGCTACAAGCGGTGTACCAACAGATGAGAATGTTAGCTTTAATAGTGCCACAGGAGTTCTTACCTTTGCAACGGCAAGACCACTAGAAGTGGATGAGTTTGTCAGAATGATTGTAAAATAATTAATTAGAAATAGAATGAGTCAACAGATACAAATTACTGGAGGTGCGAAAGTTAGGGATTTACAAGATGTCATTATTGGCACAAGTGGAGTGTTAAGTTCTTTGGCTTTTAATGTGGCTAATGGTGTACCAAAGCTTGATGTAAACGGAAAGATATTAGTATCTCAGTTGCCTAATTCGGTTATGGAATATAAAGGAGTTTGGAACGCTGCTACTAATAGCCCAACCTTAACTAATGGTGGTGCTTTTAATCAAGGCGATGTCTATTTGTGTGATACGGCAGGAACAGTAAACTTTGGCTCTGGTAGTCCAATTTCTTTTATAGTTGGGGATCAAGCTATTTATAGTGGTTCAGTATGGCAGAAAGCAGGTGGTGCAACAGGAACAGTTACAAGTGTAGCGGTTACTGAAAGCGGTGATAGTTTAAATATTACAGGCTCACCAATTACTACAAGCGGAACGATTAACATAGGATTCAACGGAACTAATTTACAATATGTAAACGGAGCAGGAAACTTGACAACCTTTCCTACTTTAATCACTTCCATAGGTTTATCTATGCCGAGTGCTTTTAGTGTCGCAAATAGCCCTTTAACGGCTAATGGAACGATTGCAGTAACAGGAGCAGGTGTTGCTTCACAATATATCAGGGGAGATGGTACTTTAGCAGATTTCCCTTCAAGTGGCGGTGGCGGTTCTTCGGTTTCGTATTATCTTAACGGAGGAACAAGTCAAGGCACTATTGGTGGTACTACTTATTACGAAATGAGTAAAACTGCTGACACAGGAACAGGGGTTGATTTTCCTAAAACAGGAGATGGTTTTATAGTAGCTTTCTTAACGGATGCTAACGACCCTGCACAATTAAACATACCAGCAGGAAATTGGAACTATGAGATTTATGCACAAATGAGTTCTAATGGTGGTACTCCGCAGATGTATGCAGAACTTTACAAGTACGATGGAACGACTTTTACTTTGATTTCTACAAGTAGCAATGAGATTATATACGATGGTACTGCTTTGAATTTGTACACATTTGCGATGGCAGTTCCTGAAACAACTTTAACTTTAACGGATAGGTTAGCGGTTAAATTATATTCTACGAATAGCGGTGGTAAGACTACAACTATTCATACTCAAAATGGTCATTTGTGTCAAATTATAACAACTTTTAGTACAGGTATTACTGCATTGAATGGTTTGACTGCTCAAGTGCAATATTTTCAAACAGGAACGAGTGGAACGGATTTCAATATCTCAAGTACAACGGCTACGCATACTTTTAACATTCCTGATGCGAGTGCAACTGCAAGGGGATTGATTACCACAGGAACTCAAACAATAGCAGGAACAAAGACTTTTAATGATGCTACTAAAAACAACGGAGGCATATTCTTACAAAATGCTTCAAGTAACTCTTTAGCAGGGTATATGAATTTAGGTGGATTGACCAATGGATTAAAGTTCACAAGCGGTGGGGGTGTAAGTAATACTTTTACTTTACCATCTGCGACAGGATATACTTTTACTTTCCCTAATGCAACAGGAACATTGGCTTTAACGAGCGATTTAACAGGGGGAACAGTTACAAGCGTAGCTGCTTTAACAATAGGAACAAGCGGAACGGATTTAAGTTCAAGTGTTGCAAATAGTACAACAACTCCTGTAATTACTTTAAATGTACCAACTGCAAGTGCAACGAATAGAGGTGCTTTATCAAGTGCGGATTGGACAACATTTAATAATAAGCAAAGTGCTTTAACTAATCCTGTAACAGGAACAGGAACTACCAACTACCTACCTAAATTTACAGGTGCAAGTACAATAGGGAATAGTGTTGTGCAAGAGGCAAGTGGCTTTATTGGTATTGGTGTTTCTCCTTTAAGAAAATTACACGTTTTAGGCGGTGCTGCAACTTCTCAAATACAAAGTACAGGCACTTCATCAATAATGTATTTTGGTGATGCAAGTAGTACAGTAATAGATAATCAAGGTTTTGGTTCTATTGGCAATAGTTTGTATTTATTAGCAGGTGGAGTAGAAAGATTATATCTTACTTCAACAGGCAATGTTGGTATAGGTACTGCAAATCCCTTAAATCGTTTATTTGTAACTGCTGCTACTGCTGGAGATTATGCAGCGTTTATTGAGAATACAAATTCAACCAATGGGTATGGGCTTGTTGCTAGAACTGCACATACAAGTTCATCAGCCTATGCTTTTGCAGCAAGAGCAGGAGCTACTGATATATTTATTGTAAGAGGAGATGGTAGAGTAGGTATAGGTAATACAAACCCTGCTTATAAGCTTGATGTATCAGGTACAGGAAACTTTACAGGTGCATTGAGTGGAACAAGTGCAACATTTAGTAGTACTGTTACTGCTACTGCTTTTATTCCAAGTGGTGCAACAGTACCTACTAATGGAATGTATTTAAGTGCTGCAAATACTTTAAACTTTGCTACTGCATCTACAAATAGATTAACAATTAATTCTTCAGGTAATGTTGCAATTGGAAGTTCTAGCGCAAGTTGTAAATTACAAGTAGGAGATTTAGCAAATACAAGTGGTACTTTAAATGATATTTTTATAACTGGGGATAAAGTAAATGCAGATGGTTATTATTCTCGTTTAATTTTTGGTAATTCAACTCAAAGTGGTGGAAGTACTGCAAGTATTAGAGGGGAAAGAAAAACAAGCAATTTTGGGACTGAATTAACTTTTTATACAAATACAAATGCAAGTGCAGGAGATGGCATTGAAAGAATGCGTATTAACAATACGGGAATTATATTAATTGGAAATTCTACTGTATCAGGTGCATCAATTTTACAAGTAACAGGTGCAGCTACCTTTACAGGTGCATTGAGTGGAACAAGTGCAAGTTTTAGTGATAGTGGAACTCCTATTTTAATATTAAATAGTACAAACGGCACAGGATATACTGCAATTCAAATAAATGCATCATCAGTATCTAAAGCGTTTATAGGATTTGGTACTTATTTGACAACAGATGGTGGCGTAGCAATTAGAACTGCGGCAAGTACACCATTTACAATAGCAATAGGAAGTACAACCCCAAACTTTACAATAGCCTCCACAGGAGCAGCTACATTCTCTAGTAGTGCAACTGCAACTGCTTTTACTACAATAAATACAGATGGAGTAGTTGGTAACTTTAATTCAAGTAATGCAAATGGTGGATATTTTACTTGGCAAACAAGTGGAACTACTATTGCAGATATAGGAACTGCACAACAAATATTTGGTAGCGGTGGTAACGATACATTTGGTATTAATGGCAGAGGTGCAAGGTCTTTAGTATTTGGTACTAACAATACTGCACGATTAACAATAGCATCCACAGGAACAGCTACTTTAAGTGCAGATATAATTTTATCGGCAGCTAATCCTTTTGTTTATGGTGGAACATCTGTGGGGGGAGTAGGTATATCTAACACTTCAGGAAGTTCTTATATAAAAATATATGCTGCAAGTCATGCTACCCTTGCTAACAATATTCAATTTGTAAATGCAAGTAGTACCTCATTCTCAATAGCATCCACAGGTGCAGCTATTTTTAGTTCATCGGTGACTGCAACGGGCTTTTTTGAGAGCAGCGATAGTAGATTAAAAACACTTATCCAAGATAACTATCAAACAAAAGGCATTGCATCAATAACTCCTAAACTTTACACTAAAAACGGAAAGGTTGAATTAGGTTATTATGCTCAAGATTTTGTTGGGATATTAGATAGTGCTATTTCAAAAGGTAGTGATGATATGTTAAGCCTATCTTATCGTGAGGTATTAGTTGCAAAAGTGTACGCATTAGAGCAAGAAATTAAAGAACTAAAAGCTAAACTTAATTAATATGGCAGATACTTGGGCAGCTAATACATACAATCAATGTGTAAGTTTTAAGGCATTAAAAGATGGAATTACCACAGGTGGGTTTGCAGGTAATTCTTATTCGGCATTGCCTGATACAAGGGAATTAGTAACTGTTGCAGATACGAACACATACATTATTGGAATATATGCTACCGATGGGGAAGCTGGTATTTATTCAACATTTAGCGGATATTCTAGCGGAATGGTATTAACAAAATACGATTTAAGTTGTTGCAAGATATTTAGCACATCGGAAACAACAAGTTCATATTGTGGAGGTTCAACAGGTGAGCAATTCTTATTTGTGCCTTATATAAACACTACAACCGACCCTTGGCAAGCAGGTGCTCAATTATATACTAATCGTGCTTGTACTACTGCTAAAACATTTGCAGGAACAAGATGGATTTATTATTATGGTTATGCTACATCTTATGAAGTAAGTGCAGCAGGTACATTAACAGGAAATACTTTTGCGTGTTAAAAATATAAAATAAAACAAAATGAAACAAATCTCTCCTATCCAAAGTTGGATAAACGGAAAATCAGTAACGGCAACAATCTTTAATATGTATGTAATCGGTGGGGTGCTAGGTTCATCTGCATCGTTTTACTACTCATTATTAGATAGTGATTTAGCTGCGGTAGCACAAGGTAACTTAACAATGAGTGGGGAAGCCTACACTGCTTGGGGTAATGATGATGAGTATGCTTGGGATTGGGCTGCATCTAGCGACCAACTTAACCTTACAATCATAGGCGATTATGTTCCACCTGTGCCTGAAGTAGTTGAGCCAATAAATAGTATTTAATCCTATATTTGTAAAAAAATCAATCAAATGAAGTATCAACAACTCAACACCCTAGTCGCATCAATTAATGCGGTTATTGGTTCACAGGAAACAAAAGTTCAAAAAAAATTATTCCGTTTGTATGAAAAAGTCAAATCCTACCACGAAAGCTATCAAGCCCAAGTTGAAGAACTCCGCCTTGATAACGCATCAACCGATGATAAAGACATTTTATTATTGGATGAAAAAGGTGGTTACAAGTTTACTAAAGAGGCTATCAAAAAGCTAACTGCTCAAGTAACTGAATTAGGCAACAAGGAGTTTGAATTTACACCGATTCCTGTGGTTAATCAAGCAGGGTTAGAGCATTTTACATTCCTTGAGGACTGGACCATCGGAATTGAATTTATTAAAGAAATAGAAGAAGAATTGTAATGAACATAACTTTATTTATTATTGGTCAAGCCATCATTATCATTGCTGGTTTAATCGGAATCTACGTTAAGATAAGTCTTAAACTAAAAGAATTAGAGATTCGTGTGAGTATGGTTGAAAAGCAAGATGACCAAATCTATAAAAAGCTAGACCATATCCTTGACCAAATAAATAAGATGGCAATTGCAATGCAAAACAAACAAGACCGATGAAGGACATTATTACTGCCATATTAATAATAGCGGTTTTAGTGCTGGTTATGCAACCAAAGAAATCAAATCCGCCAATAATAATAACGAAGTACGATACTATTGTTGAGATTAAAAACATAGTAAAATATAAGAGGGGTCAAAGCATCCCTTTTGTCGTTTTAGATACAATTGTAAAAACAAATGAAGTTCACGATACTATACGCATAATAAACGATTATAGCAGTGTATATGCGTATTACGATACTTTAAAGCTAGATTCTGCTCAATATGTTTATGTAAGCGATACAATCAGCAAAAATAAGATATTAGGCAGGGGTTATGGGGGTCATTTTGTACAAAAAGAGATAAGAATACAAACAACCAAGATAATGCCACCTAAATTTGCGGTTTATTGGGGTGTTTTAGGCGATTATAGGGAGTTTGACAAGAAAGTGGGGTTCGGCTTTGGGTTAGCTTTTAAGATGCCTAAAAACGGCTTATTTACACTAGGTGCTACAACTAACCAATATTCACTAGGAATTTACAAAAAGTTATAATATGATACCAATTAAATTTAAAGAGTTTGCTTCAAATCCTGTAGTGGGAACTTTGTTTGTCGTTTTAGTAGCCATTGGCTATTTGTACGTTGATGTTCGTAGTACCTTTCAAGGTCAGGCTAAAAACCAAGATGTAAAGATTGAGAAACTAGAAACTAGGCTTGATATTGTTACAAATGCTTTACGCAGATGTGATTCAAGTTTAGCAGCAGCGAGTACAAAACTTTCTACTTTGGAGCAATTAGGTAAAATTCAAAAAATAAACTAATGAAATATTTATTTATTTTATTCTTATTTGGTTGTGGA